AAAGAAACCCTTTAAAGATACAGGTGTTGGACGGTTTTTAATCGAAAAGGCACCAAGTATTCTAGGAATGGTCGGCGACGCAATATTGCCGGGAAATGTAATATCAGAACTAATTAGTGGTAACTCGCAGCTTTCAGAAGGTGATAAACAAGTGGCACTAGAAAAGTTAAGAATAGAAAGAGCCGAAATTGATGGCACAACCAAAAGATGGGTTGCGGATGCAAGATCAGGATCGTGGCTAGCTTCTAATGTACGCCCTTTAGTTTTAGTATTTTTAACAGTTAGTTATGTTGCAGGATGGTATATGAGTTATCCTTTAGATAGTATTACTAGTCTTCTTACTATCGTAATTGGAGGATATTTTGGTTCTCGCGGTGTGGAAAAAGTATTTGGAAATAATAAACATAAGCAATGATAGAACAAGATTTTAAGATCTTTGGAATAAACGTAGGGGCAATGATATTTTCAGTAATACCTGAAATAAACACAATACTACAGACGGTAGTTTTATTGTTATCAATAGGATATACAATATTAATGATAATAAAAAAATCAAAAGAATAATACAATGAAACATTTTAATGAATCTGAATTTAATAACTTTGAAAAAATGGACCCCAAGCTTATTGAAATGCTAGATGATCTTAGAGAAGCATATGGGTATCCAATTACATTAACATCAACATATAGATCACCTCAACATCCTATAGAGGCTCGTAAGTCTAAACCCGGCGAGCATGCTTATGGCGCCGCTGTAGATATGGCGTGTTCAGGTGGTGAAGCTACTTATAAATTAGTTAAAGCTGCGATTGAAGTAGGCTTTAAAAGAATAGGTATAAGTAGAAAAAATAACTTTGTTCATGTGGGAATAGGGTATGATGGAGCACCTCCTATTACAATATGGACATATTAAATAAATTAAATGAAATTAATTAGAAAAATAAGCGTAGGTACTGATTATAAAAATGAAGCTATGCATTATTCTGTTGGTCAAGAAGTATACGGAGGGCATAAAATATGTGATATACTAGAAGACAACGGAGGTTACAAAATTTATATAACAAAAAATAAAGAGGTATTGCCTTGGAAATTTTTTAATTCCAATATGGCTGTGTCTATAGAATACAATCTAGACTACTAAATGAAATCATTATTCAATTATATTATATCTACTAAATCACGGTACAACAATAAAGTAAATGTTGATACAAAAGAATTAATATTAAATACAGAAATTACAGAAAGAGACTATATATTTGTCAATAGAATTGGTAAAGTATTAAGTGAACCAGCTTATGGAGTTACTAGTAAAACACCCCGTGAAGGAGATGATGTAATTGTTCATCATAATGTATTTAGAAGATGGTTTGACATACGTGGCAAAGAAAAAAATAGTTCAAATTTTTTAAAAGAAAATGAATTTTTTGTTGCACCAGATCAGATATTTGCTTTTAATAGAAACAATAGTTGGCATTGTCCTAATGAATATTGCTTTGTTGAGCCTATATATGCTAATAAAAAATGGCACGCTGAGGATGAAGAAAAATTAAAAGGTAAGCTTATGTATAGCAATAGTGAATTGGAAGAATTAGGGATAGCCTTAGGAGATGTGGTGGGCTTTACACCTGACTCCGAATATGAGTTTGAAATAGAAGGCAAAAAATTATACAGAATATTATCTAATCAAGTTACAATAAATTATGGATCGAAGGAAAAGAATAATACAAGCCGCTGAAAAAGCACTGGTTGAACTTGAAAAAGTTATTAAACAAAATATTGATTTATCTGAACTAGATCCTGAAAAAGCAAAAACTGCAGCACAAGCTAAATGGGTTGCAATAGAAGATTCGTTAAAAATTATAGAAAAAATTGAAGAGCTATCTGATAAAAAATCTAGTAATAAAGAATCTAAAACTTTTTTAGGTGTTGAAAATAGAATCAAATAATGTACAAACAAACACTTTATAAAATACACACAACTCATTTATCTGATAAAAAAATTAAACATCTTAATAAACATAAGAGGTTTGAATATGGATATAATGAAGATCTAGACTGTGTTATAATAAGTAAAGATGGTACAATAGGTAACATATATGAAATACAAGGTCTTAAGGTAGCAATACCTAAAACTCCAAACGTAATAGATGGAGAAGACCTAAAGCAGTCAGATCAATATTTTAAAATAAAAAATAAACCTGAATCTTTAAATAAAATAAAAAGCATATATGATTTTCAATCTTATCCAGAAGATATTAAGGAAAAGTATTACAAGTATATTGATGATGAATTTAATTATCGTAATGATGGTTATTGGTTCATGTGCAATGGTTCCCCGAACTACATTACAGGATCGCACTATGTCTATCTCACTTGGACAAAGATTGACGTGGGAGCACCAGACTTTAGACAGGCGAATAGAATCTTTTATTACTTCTGGGAGGCGTGCAAGGCAGATAAAAGATCTTATGGAATGTGCTACCTCAAGAATAGACGGTCTGGGTTTAGCTTCATGGCATCATCAGAGACTGTTAACTTGGCAACCACTTCCAAAGACTCTAGGTTTGGAGTATTATCTAAAACTGGAGCAGATGCAAAGAAGATGTTTACAGACAAGATTGTACCTATATCCATCAACTATCCATTCTTTTTCAAACCAATACAGGATGGGATGGAGAGACCAAAGACGGAGTTATCCTATAAGATACCGTCAAGAAGACTTACCAGAAATGCCATTAAAGAGACCTATAATCAGAAGGAATTTGGGCAGGGGCTCGACACAACAATTGATTGGAAGAACACCGGCGACAACTCGTACGATGGGGAAAAACTCCAACTCCTTGTACATGACGAATCCGGCAAATGGGAGAGGCCGGACAATATACTCAACAACTGGAGAGTCACGAAAACGTGCCTCAGGCTTGGAGCACGAGTAGTTGGTAAATGCATGATGGGATCCACCTCTAATGCTTTAAATAAAGGAGGAGATCATTTTAAAAAATTATATAACAATTCAGATGTCACAAATAGAAACCGCAATGGCCAGACTACAAGTGGATTATATGCTTTGTTCATACCTATGGAATGGGGATACGAAGGATTCATTGATAAATTCGGGTATCCTGTCTTCGACAATCCACCAGAACCGATTAAAGGAATTGATGGCGAAAAAATACATTCGGGAGTTGTTAACCACTGGAATAATGAGGTGGAAGGATTAAAACATGATAGCGATGCTTTAAATGAATATTATAGACAATTTCCAAGATCAGAAAAGCATGCTTTTAGGGATGAAACGGTTAATTCTTTATTTAATTTAACTAAAATCTATGAACAAATAGATTATAATGAAGAAATGGCTTTAAAAGGATATGTAACAACAGGTTCTTTTAGTTGGAAAAATGGTATAAAAGATACTAAAGTAATATGGACACCAACTCAAAATGGAAGATTTAGGTTATCCTGGATACCTCCAGTTTCTTTACAAAATAATATAATTATAAAAAATGGTATTAAATTTCCTGGCAATGATGGCCTCGGAGCCTTCGGGTGCGATAGTTATGATATCAGCGGTACTGTTGGGGGTGGTGGGTCTAATGGTGCTCTTCACGGATTAACAACGTGGAGTATGATTAGTGATATACCTAATACTAAATTTTTTTTAGAATATATTGCAAGGCCGCAAACAGCAGAAATATTTTTTGAAGATGTATTAATGGCTTGTTTATTTTATGGAATGCCTATACTTGCTGAAAATAATAAACCAAGATTATTATATCACTTTAAAAGAAGAGGTTATAGAGGTTTTTCTATGAACCGTCCCGATAAATCTAAAATAAAATTGTCTAAAACAGAAATAGAATTAGGTGGTATACCTAATACATCAGAAGATATTAAACAAGCTCATGCTGCTGCTATAGAATCTTATATAGAAAATCATATTGGTAAAAAAGAAAATTCATATGGTAATATGTTTTTTCAAAGAACATTAGAAGATTGGGCTAAATTTGATATATCAAAAAGAACATCTCATGATGCTTCTATAAGTAGTGGTTTAGCTATAATGGCTTGTCAAAAACATTTATACCGCCCTTCGGCGGAAAGAGTAACAAAAAAAGTTGATTTTGGTTTTTCAAAATATACTAATTCAGGATCAAGAAGTCAGATAATAAAATAAATATGGCAAAAAATAAAGGGCAATCAATTCAATTCCCGAGTCAAGCTGTCTCAGATGCAATAAAACAATCTAAAGAATACGGATTATCTGTTGCTAGAGCTATAGAGCAAGATTGGTTTAATAAAGACAATGGAGCTGGTAGATATTATCAAACAAGAGATGAGTATCATAGACTAAGATTATATGCAAGAGGTGAGCAATCTATAAAAAAATATAAAGATGAATTTGCTATTAATGGTGATTTATCTTATTTAAATTTAGACTGGAAGCCAGTGCCTATAGTTCCTAAATTTGTTGATATAGTTGTTAATGGCATGCAAGACAGATTGTTTAGTATAAAAGCTTTTGCTCAAGATCCTATATCTACAGGTAAAAGAACTAAATTTGTAAATAATATACAAAGAGATTTAGCAGCTAAAAAAATATTAGCTGATATTGAAGCTGAATTAGGTGTTAATGCTAGAAATGTTCCTGAGGAAGATTTACCTTCTAATACTGAAGAGCTAGAATTATTTATGCAATTAAATTATAAGCAAGGAATTGAAATAGCTCAAGAGCAAGCTATTAATAATGTTTTTCTTTCAAATAAATATGATGAAATAAAAAGCCGTGTAGATTATGATTTAGCTGTTATAGGAATTGGCTGTGCTAAGCATTCTTTTAATAATACAGATGGTATAAAATTAGATTATGTAGATCCAGCAAACTTAGTATGGTCCTATACAGAAGATCCCAATTTTCAAGATTGTTATTATTTTGGAGAAGTTAAAAAAATAAAAGTAAATGAACTTAAAAAGCAATTTCCTAGTTTAACAGATGAGACAATTGAAAAATATACTAAAAAAGGATCTAATTATGTTGATTATAGTACTATAGGTAATGATAGTAATGGAGCTATTGATGACAATAATGTTGTTACGGTATTATATTTTAACTGGAAGACATGGGAAAGTAATGTTTATAAAATAAAAGAAACTACCAGTGGTGCAGAGAAAGCCATACAAAAAGACGATAGTTTTGACCCGCCTAGTGATAAAAGAACTAGATTTAAAAAAGTTGCACAAGCTAGAGAAGTAATATACGAAGGAGCATTTATATTAGGAACCTACGAATTATTAAAATGGGAAAAAGCTAGCAATATGATTAGACCATTATCTAATACTAATAAGGTAATGATGAATTATATTTTAAGCGCTCCTAGATTATATAAAGGTAATATAAATTCTTTAGTTTCTAAGATGGCTCCTTATGCCGATTTAGTTCAATTAACTCATTTAAAATTACAGCAAGCAATACAAAGAATGACTCCCTCTGGAGTTTATTTAGATGCAGATGGTTTAGCTGAAATTGATTTAGGTAATGGCACAAGTTACAATCCTCAGGAAGCATTAAACATGTACTTCCAAACAGGTTCTATTATAGGTAGATCTCAAACTGTTGATGGGGAAATGAATCCAGGTAAAGTTCCTATTCAAGAATTACCAGGAGGCGGTGGAAATCAAATACAAATCTTAATAGGCGCATATAATCAATATATTCAAATGATGCGTGATGTTACGGGCCTTAATGAAGCTCGTGATGGTTCTGATCCAGATCCAAAAGCATTAGTAGGAGTTCAAAAATTAGCAGCAGCTAATAGCAATACAGCTACAAGGCATGTTTTAAGTAGTAGTATGTTTATTACAACCAGCTTAGCTGAAGCTATATCCCTTAGGTTTAAGGATGTATTAGAATTTCATCCTTCAAAAGAAGCTTTTATTACAGCTTTAGGTAGGTTTACAGTAGGTTCATTAGAGGAATTAAAAGAATTACACATGCATGACTTTGGTATATTCTTAGAACTTGAACCTGATCAAGAAGAAAAACAATTATTAGAAGCTAATATACAAACCGCTTTAGCTCAAAAAAGTATATTTTTAGAAGATGCTATTGATATAAGAGAAATAAATAATACTAAACTTGCAAATCAATTACTAAAGTTTAGAAGAATCAAAAAGCAACAAGTTGACCAGCAACAGGCTCAAGCTGCAAGTACTGCACAAGCAGAAGCGCAGGGCCAAGCACAGGTTGTTGTTGAAAATGCTAAAGCTCAAGCTGAACAAATTAAAACAGAATCTAAAATTCAAGTTTCTACTGCTGAGAATGAACTTTCAATAAAGAAAATGGAAGTTGAAGCTAGAACAAAAAGAGAGCTTATGCAATTTGAATATGATTTAAATGTTCAATTAAAAGAATTAGAATTACAAGCGCAGAAAGAGCTTGTAAATGCTCAAAATACAAGTAAAGAAAAAATATCTCTTTCAAAAGTTACAGGCCCAGTTGACACTGGTAAACCTAAAAAGTCCTTTGAATCAAAAGGCAATGATGTTCTAGGAGGTTTTGATTTATCAAGATTTGAACCTAGATAAAACTATTTAAACTATTTTATTATATACAATTATGGAAGAAACAATTAATGTTAAACCAGTAGAAGATTCTAATGAGCCTCAAACAGCTCAAGAAAAAGAAACTGCTGTTTTAGAAAAAGCCGTTGAAGAGGGAACTGTTGATAAAGAATATGGTTTGCAAGATGACGGCGTTTATAAAATTAACTTAGATAAACCACCAATACCAAAAGAAGATGCCGTTCAAAAGCAAGAAGCAGAGAGCATATCTGTGGGCGATGGAGCCGGCGATAGCGAAAAAGTGGACAAAGAAGTACGGGAGCAAGATTCAAAAGAGCCCGAGCAAAAAGAAGAAAAAGAAGAAGAAAAAATAAGTGAATCACCTTTAGAACTTGTAAATGAAGAAGAGGTACCTAAAGAAATAATTAAAGAGGAGCCTAAACAAGTAATAGAAGAAAAAAATATACCTGAAGCACAAAAACAAGAACTTCCTGAAAACATAGATAAACTTGTAAGGTTTATGGATGAAACCGGTGGGTCCGTTGAAGACTATGTAAATTTGAACAAAGATGTTTCAAAAATGGACAATACCACATTGCTTCGTGAATATTATAAAAGTACAAAACCTCATTTAGATGCAGATGATGTTGATTTTTTATTTAACAAAAATTTTGCATATGATGAAGAGGCGGATGAACCGTCTGACGTTAAAGCTAAGCAATTAGCTTTTAAAGAAGAATTATATAATGCTCAAAATTATTTTAATAGTGCTAAGGAAAAATATTATGCTGATCTTAAGTTAAGAAAGCAAGAAAATATTTCTCCTGAATATATTGAAGCTATGGAGTATTATAAAAGTTCACAGCAACAATCAGAAGAATATAATAATCTTCAAAAACAGTTTATTGAAAAAACAAATAATGTTTTTAATGATAATTTCAAAGGTTTTGATTTTAAGGTCGGAGAAAACAAATATAGGTTTAAGGTAGATAATACTGAAAAAGTTAAACAATATCAATCAGATATTTCTAATTTTGTTAATGAGTTTTTAGGAAAAGATGGAGCTGTAGCAGATGCCCCTGGGTATCATAAAGCTTTATTTTCAGCTACAAATGCAGATAAGATTGCAAATCACTTTTATGAGCAAGGCCGTGCCGACGCTATAAAAAATGCTGCTAAGCAAGCTAAAAATATTAATATGGATCCTAGAGTAGATAATACTACAATAGAAACCAATCAAGGAGATAAAATTAGAGTTGTATCTGGTAACTCATCTGATAAGTTGCGCATTAAATGGAATAATTAACAACTTAAAATCAAACAAAAATGGCTTTTACTAGTGGCATTCCTGCCGCATTACAACCAACCCAGTCTAAAACATTATATTCTGGGAATTACATTGACTTCACTGCTGCGGCACATGATCAATGGACACAACAATTTTTACCCGATGTATACGAAAAAGAAGTCGAAAGATACGGAAATCGTTCAATCGGATCATTTTTAAGAATGGTATCTGCAGAGATGCCTTCAACATCAGATCAAATTATATGGACAGAACAAGGACGTTTACACACTCGTTACGCGAATGTACTCCCTCAGGGGACTGCTGCGAATTTACCGGCTGTTGGTGCGGCTGCAGTAATTGCAGCTGATGCTAATGCTGGTGGTAGATTAAATTTCACCATTCCTGCTCAACCAACTAGCGTAGGCTTAACTTCAGCAACTACAGGAAACTGTAATTTCAAAGTTGGCCAAACAGCTATGATTCAAGTTCAAACTAGCGCAACTTCTGCGGTAGGAGGTTCTGCTGCAGTAATTAAAGGTGTAGTTACTTTAGTTGAAGACACGCGTTTTCAAATTAAAGCATACAAAGCTCACGCTGGTGTAACTGCTGCACAAAGAGTAACTGCTTTAGTTTATGGATCTGAATTTGCTAAAGGTACTGGAAACTTTACCGAAAAGCTAGATCCTAGCTATGCTACATTTACTAATGCTCCTATTATTATGAAAGAGCATTATTCAATCAATGGATCTGACACTGCTCAGATTGGATGGATTGAAGTTACTTCAGAAAATGGAGCTGATGGTTATTTATGGTACTTAAAATCAGAGCATGAAAATAGACTACGTTGGGAAGACTACGTAGAAATGGCTATGGTTGAAGGTGTTGAAAAAACTGCAGGTGGTGCTAACATTGCACTTGGAACTTATGGAGGTAGCTTAGCTGCACAAAACGCACGTGGTACTCAAGGTTTCTTTGATGCAATTGAAGAAAGAGGAAATGTATATTCAGGCTTCGGCGCGCAAGCAGCTGGAGGTGGTGCATTAACTGACTTTGATGCTGTGCTTAAGCAATTAGATAAGCAAGGGGCTATTGAAGAAAACATGCTTTTCTTAGATAGAGATCTTTCTTTAGAAATTGACGACATTTTAGCACAACAAAATGGAGGTTATGCTGGAGGTACTTCTTATGGAGTATTTAATAACAGCGAAGATATGGCTCTTACATTAGGATTTACTGGATATCGTAGAGGATCTTATGACTTTTACAAAACTGACTGGAAATATTTAAATGACTGGTCAACTCGTGGAGGTTTTGGAGACATAGAAGGAGTTTTAGTACCAGCAGGTACTTCAACTGTTTATGACCAACAACTTGGAACAAACATTAAGCGTCCATTCTTACACGTAAGATATAGAGCTTCTGAAACTGACAACAGAAAAATGAAATCTTGGATTACAGGATCTGTTGGTGGACCAACTAGCTCAGATATTGACGAAATGAGAATGCATTATCTTACTGAAAGATGCCTTATTACTCAAGCAGCAAATAATTTTGTATTATTTAAAGCTTAATAAGTTTTTTAACTATAGGATACGGGCCCTTCGGGGCCTAGTATTCTTATTTTATATTATTTAATTATGACAACAAAAACAATTAGTACCCCATCTATAGAAAAAGGATGGGAAATAAAAGACAGAACGTATATACTTACAAATAACAGATCACCAATATCGTGGACTATCCAAACAAAACATACCGCTAGAAAACCTTTACTATGGTTTGATGAAAAAGACGGTGTAAATAGAGAAATACGATATGCTACAAATCAAAGATCATTATTTGTAGATGATCAAGATGGGGCTGTAACATTATCTCATGCCGTATTTTTAGATGGTATTATGTATGTTCCAAAAGAAGATCAAAATTTGCAAAAATTACTTTCTTTATATCATCCTCAAAAGCAAGAATTATGGCAAGAAATTGATGATGTTCAAGAAGCTGCAGAAGAAATTGATATTCTTGAATTGGAACTTGAAGCTTTAAATTTAGTTAATGAAATGGATATAGAACATTTAGAAGCTATAATGAGAACAGAAATGGGATCTGGTGTTTCTAAGTTATCTTCTAAAGAATTAAAAAGAGATGGTTATAAGTTTGCTAAATCTCAACCATCTTTATTTTTAGAGCTAGCTAATGATGAAGATATCAAACTTCGTAATTTAGCTAATAGAGCTGTTGAAATTGGTATATTACAATTAACAGATGATAATACTGTTTTTAAATTTGCTAATGGCAAAAAAGTTTTAACAGTACCATTTGAACAACACCCTTATGCTGCATTAGCGCAGTATTTTAAAACTGATGAAGGCGTAGATTTAATGAAATCTATTATGAAAAAGCTTTCATAAATACCTGGTATAAGGTAAGAAATTAACCTTATACCAACTAATAAAAACAAGAATCAATGGTAAATATAAATAACGTTTACAATACTGTATTAGTTATTACTAATAAAGACAATCGTGGATATATAACACCCGAAGAATTTAATAGATTAGCAAATCAAGCACAAAATGAAATATTTGAAAGTTATTTTAGAAAGCAATCATCTTATGAGCTAAATGCAAATTTAACAAGTGATTTTGCTGATCCTATATTAAATACTTCTGAAAAAATTAATGAATTTTATGCTACAAATAATCCAGCAAAAGCAAATAGTATATTTGCATATCCTGCAGATTTTTATAGACTAGGTGTTGTATCTGTTGATAATGTAACCGCAGATTTTGTTTCACATGAAGATTTAAAATATATTAATCTATCTCCTTTAGCTGCTCCTGTAAAAACTCAACCGGTTTATACTTTAGTTAATGGAGGTGTAAAAATATTTCCTGATTCAATATCTACAGGAATTACTTTAGAATATTTAAAAAAACCTAATAGGCCTAAATGGGGTTATGTAATGCCTACTGCAGCGCAAATTGCAGCAGGTGTACCTAATAAGCCTATATATGATTCTACAGTTTTTGACCCATCTACTGATAGTTACGATACTCCAGCTAAATCTTATAACTTTGAATTACATTCTTCTGAAGAATATGATTTAGTAGTTAAAATATTATCATATGCTGGAGTTGTAATTAAACAAGCGGATGTAGCAGGATTTGCACAAGGTAAAGAACAACAAATAGCAGCAACTGAACAATAATGGCAATATCAAGAAAACCTTTAGACGTAGATAATTATTCGGCATTAGATGGCGGAACAGGATTAGCTATACCAGGATATTACAGAAGAACTAATTTAAACGATATTATAAATAACTTTATAGTTGGTTATATTGGAGATGGAAAAGTTTTAACTAAAGTACCTAGATATGAGGTTGCTTTTTGGGCTCAAAGAGCAGTACAAGAATTTAGTTATGATGTGTTTCATTCTGAAAAAGCTATTGAAATTGAATTAAGCCCAACTAAAACAATATCTCTCCCTTCAGATTACGTAAATTATATACGTTTAGAATATAGTGATTCAGATGGTATAATGAGACCTATACCTAGAAGCTCTACAACAAGAGCTAATAAAGCTGTAGCTCAAGATGAAGACTATAAATATATATATGATCAATCCGGTAATATAGCTTTTAAAGAAACATCAGAAACTTTAGAAAAATATCAATCTGCTGCAAAAACATTTGATATAGAAAGAACAAAAGATTATTACAATGGGTATTTTGATACTGACGATTTTCAATATTATGGACAAAGATATGGTTTAACACCTGAATTACAAAATATAAACGGTAGTTTTATATTAGACTTAGAAGCAGGAAAAATTTATCTTGATGCAGCTTTTCAACAAAATAACTTTATTACATTAACCTATGTATCTGATGGTTTAGGTGATAATGGTAACTTTGATAATGTTTTAGTTCCTAAGTTAGCAGAAGATGCTGTATATTCATCAATACTTTATAATCTTTCCAAAGTAAGAAGCTCAGCAGCAGGTGCAGCTGGTTTGTATAAAAAAGAAGCTTCAGCTAAAATGCGAAATGCAAAGATAAGACTTTCAAATATGAAAGTTTCTGAAATGTCCCAAGTATTGCGTAATAAATCAAAATGGATAAAACACTAATAAAATTCTATGCCAGAAATTAAAAGACTCTTTAACGCGAGTAAAATGAATCGCGATTTAGATGATAGATTAGTACCGGCCGGTGAATATCGAGAAGCTTTAAATATAAATGTAAGTAAATCAGAGGGTTCAGATATGGGCGCTGTTGAAAACTTATTAGGAAATAAACTTATAAACACTACTCTTGTAAATAATGCCACTGTAATTGGATCTTATAAAGATACAGGTGCTGAAAAAATTTACTATTACATTACATCAAATGATTCTTTTGATGAAAGCAATACTGGATCACATCAAATTATAGAATATGATCAAAAAGCTGAAAAAAGTACTATATTAGTTAACTGTGCTGCTTTAAATTTTCATAAGAACTATCCTATAACCGGTATAAACATAGTTGATACTTTATTATTTTGGACAGATGATAGAAATCCACCTAGAAAAATAAATGTACAAACAGCTTTAAATGAGCCTGGATACTATAATATAACTGATGTTGATGATTTAATATCTGTAGCTAAATATAATCCATTTGAAGCTCCTGAAATACTATCTGTGGGTGCAAATGATGAAGCTGGAAACCCAATTACATCTAACTTTTTAGAAAATAAATTAGTTAGATTTTCATATAGATGGCAATATGAAGATGGAGAATATAGTACATTAGCTCCATTTACACCTATATGCTTTTCAAGACTGGGTAATATTGATACTGTATCTTCTTCAATAAGTGATTTTGGAGAAATTGAAACTTTTGTAAATGCAATAAAATCTGTGCAATTATCTATTCCTACACCGTCAGGTTTTGGTATAGTAAATGCAGAATTAATATATAAAGAAACAGGATCTAGCACATTATATGTGGTTGAAGATAAATCTATAACAACAGAAACTAGTGTTAACTTTTTTTATAAATCACAAGATCCATTTAAAACATTACCGCCAGATCAACTAACTAGGGTTTACGATGCAGTTCCTAGAATTGCAAAATCCCAAGAGCTCGCAGGTGGAAGACTTATATATGGTAACTTTTTACAAAATTATAATATACCTGATATAGATTTTACTGTAACTAGAACAGGAGAAGATTCAGCAAGATATACACAAATAGACAGTTTGTCTGTTAAATCAAGAAGAACATATCAAGTTGGTGTTGTATTAGCAGACAAATACGGAAGACAATCACCAGTTATATTATCAAATTCTGGTGGTGATACTGTTTTTGTTGATGCAGGAACAGGTGAATCAGACTCAACAACAGCTTTTAATGCTTTGCGTATAGCATTTTCTCAAGTTACTATAAACACATTGCAAAACTTAGGATGGGCTTATTCTTATAGAATTGTTGTAAAACAAAGAGAACAAGAATATTATAATTGGATTTCAATTGTTAATTCTCAAGATAACGTTGCAAGATTAGGTGATAGTATTAATAAAATACCAAGAGATCAAACGGCTGTTATACCTCCTAGTACATCTTCTACAATATCTCCTACAAATATTTCTGTATTTCCAAAAGTTCTCTCTGGTTCAAATCAAACAACTTCAACGTTAACTAAAGTAAGATCTATATCAAATCCTACAGGTGATGCAACAGTTTCAACAGGATCAGCTACATCTGGATTAGCGGTTTTTGAAACAAAACCAGTAGAGTCAGATTTAGATATATTCTTTGAAACATCAACAGGTGGAGAAATTTCTCAATTAACAACAACTGCTATTGATATAGAGTTTTTTAATTGTTATTTGTTAACTTTTCAATCAGGTACACATATTGAAACAAACAGATTAAGAGCTGGATTTAACGAAACAGCTTTTGATGTAGGAGTTAGAGCTTTTGTTGTTCAAGAAAATTTTGCAGAAGAAAGAAGATTTAATACTTTAATACATTCTAGTGGTCTTTTTAATTCAAGAACAAATGTAAACTATATAAATCAATTTAATGAATCTGAAGGAGGATTAACAATATCTTTAGATCCCCATGATGGTTCTATACAAAAGCTATTTGCTGATGATACTCAAATAGTTATTTGTCAAGAAGATAAGGTTTCAAGATCACCTATAGATAAAAACTTTATATATGCTGCAGAAGGAGGAGCTATTCCTGTTACTAGTAATACACAATTTTTAGGAACAATAGCACCGTATGCAGGTGAATTTGGTATTTCTAGCAATCCTGAATCTTTTGCAACATTTGGTTTTGTTAAATATTTTACAGATAAAAACAGAGGAAGCGTTTTAAGATTAGCACAAAATGGTATTACAGAAATATCAAATTTTGGAATGAGTGATTTTTTTAGAGACTCTTTAAAAAGTGCAACTAAAATTATTGGTTCTTACGACGAGTATCATGGGTTGTACAACTTAACTATTACAGGAGAATCTTATTCAAGCAACATTGACACTAATGTAGCTACATCTAACGATAATTATTTTACAATATCTTTTGATGAAAATGCACAAGGTTGGACAAGTTTTAAATCTTTTCAAAAAGAATCAGGAGTAAGTTTAAATAATACTTATTATACTTTTTATGAAGGTAAATTATGGCAACATAATTCTGAAGATGTTAATAGAAATAATTTTTATAATTTAGGAACTCAAGAATCTTATATAGAAACTATATTTAATGATGCTCCTTCTTTGGTTAAACAATTTAATACTATTGGTTACGAAGGAACAGAAGGCTGGAATATAAGCTTTATTAACACAGATATATCTAGCGCTGGGGTTTTACCAACAACAACACAAGCGTTTAATACAATATTAAGACTTCAAGGCGTTTCAAACAATAGTATATTATCAGGAGAAAGATCAATAAATGCTATTACAGGCTCTTTAATTAAGTGGGTTGTATTTGTTGAGCCTAAAAGCTCAGACTATAAATTTAATAGTGTTAATGATGTTACTCTTACTGGAAACAATAATTTAACTGTAACTAATCCTTCGGCTATAGTTAATAATAAGCTTGCTTTTTTAGTCGAACATATTGTTGGCACTTCTGATTCTATACAAAATCTTAATGTAGGTGGTGCAGGTGCTTCGTTAGCGTTTACTGTAGCATTGTTAACAATTAACACAGGTGATTCTGTTAGTAATGCAAGCGTTAGCCCTGCTGTTCAAACTTTTACTACAGCTGGTTTAAACACGGCATCTTTTACTATAGACGCAGAAAATAATTATTATATTGAAGAAGGAAATATATCTATAAATACATCAGGATTATCTACATTAAATAATAGTAGTATATCAGGATCTATAAATAAAACTATAAAAGTTGTAAATTATACAGAAGGAAATAGATATACTGTAGATGATATAAAACAAAATATAATAACTTTTACAGTTGGTAAAACTTATGTATTTGATCAATCCGATTCAAGTAATTCTGGTCACCCTATAAGATTTAGTACTACAGATAATGGAACTCACGGAGGAGGTTCTGAATATACAACAGGAGTTACTCATACAGGAACCCCTGGTCAAGCAGGAGCCAATACATCAATAGTGATAACAAGTACAACACCAAATCTTTATTACTACTGTAGTAATCATAGTTTAATGGGAGGTTCTACTAATATATTGCTTTTTGAACATTCTAGGGCATTTGACAATGTTCAATTTTCTATTCCAATAACTGTACCCTCAAATCCTACAAATAACACTATAGGCGTGAGTGGGCCCGCTAAAGCTAAGTATGATGTAACATGGGTAGCACCTAATGTAGGAACTTTAACTCCTCCTTCTGGAGTTACTACAGGGGTTGTTTATAAAACTTTTCCGTATGATTCTTTAGCTACTAGACAGGCTAGTATAAGAATTACAGCAAGTGCTACTACTAAAGTTCTTTTAGAAGACGCTTATAGTCTATCTATGAATGCTTCAGGATTTACTTCAAGTAAAACATTATCTAGTTTGCAAGATACTTTAGATATTTCAATACAAATTTTACCCGTATATCAATCTAACTTAATACAATCAACATTAGCTGGTAACGGTGAAGTTGATGCTGCTTTAGGAGTATATCCATCAGCTCACACTTTTACTACAACCTCCGCTGTTAATTTAATTATTGGGGATGTAATAACAGAGCAAGCAAATATAGATATATTGGTTACGCCAAGTGATTCATGGATATTAATAAATGGAAGTACGGGTGCACAACCAATAAATAAATTAGGACAATTTACAATTGGAGCATCTGATAATGGAACTGGCTCACAAAGAACAGGTACTGTTGTTATAAGTAATAACAATGGAAGAGTGACGGGTGTTTCTAATTCAACTATTAATATAACACAATCATGAGCGATATAATAAATTTTCCTTTTGAAGAAAAAGAAGGCAAATATTTTGCACCTATAGTTTCTGAGCAAACTACATATAAAGTTGTTAATGGCGCTGTAGTTGTTGATAGTAAAAAATTAGTTGCAGGAATAAAAGGTGTTTTTGCAAAAGTAAGATTAAATTTGCCTATTAATAAGGCTATAAATAAAACAGAGCTGTTTGCGGTAAACTCGGAAGCGGTAAATTCATCGAATTAAATTATATGCAATTACAAGTAAGAAAATTACAAGAATCCGATTGGGATTTAATACCAAGTTGGTGGGAAGCTTATGGTTCTGAAGGCTTCCCTCGTGACTTTTTACCCGGTGCATTTCAACTAGGTGATAAACAAGAAGACAAAAGAGAAGGACTAGGTGGCTTTATGGTATGCAAAGGAGATGATCCTATTGCAGCCATGTGGCTATGGATGACAAATAGTAAGATGGCAATTCCAGCTGTTGTAGTAAGTGATATATCTTATCGGGATACAGACAGAAGTGATGCATTGCAACTCTTAGTAGATTTTACAACTGATTTTGCTGAAGACTTAGGTTATAAATATGCATTTGCATGGGCAAAACCAGGTAGATTATTAGAAAAATATAAAAAGGCGGAGTATTATTGTGATAAAACTCCATCTTATGAATTAATACTAAAATACTAATGGGAGATATAGTAAAAGGTGTAGCATCGCTTTTTGGAGGTAGAAAAAGAAGAGAAGAACAAAAAACTGCAAATATAGGTTTAGACCAAGCAAGAGGAAGACAAGATGCATTTAATTTACAAAATGTATACGCGGGAATGGATACCCCTAACATATCAATGTCCGGGTATGACCCTTCTCAGGCTCAAGTAGGACAATTAGGCCCAGCACAACAAGCTCAGTTAGCACAATTAGCACCTTCGCAAGGTTACACAGCACAAGGATATGATTCTCAAGGTTATGATGCTCAAGGTACAAATGTTGCTGGTTTAGCTAGAGGAGCTAATACAGGGTTAACTAACACAATGGCTAATCTTCAAGTTTCAACAGCAGCTGCAGATATGCAAGCTAGAGAGGCTGATCAGGCATTAGCAGCATCACAAGATTTAGCTGCACAAGCAGGCACAGGAGCTGGAGGCGCTACAGCACTCGCGGCAGCCGCTGCAAAATCAAAAGCTGGAGTTTCTGCATCTATAGACCAACAGGTTAAAAGAAATGAAATGCTTAGAGCTCAAGGGGAAGGTGAATTACAAAGAGCTCAACTTGCTCAAGGTAACTTAGCTTCTAAATTTGATTTAGGTCAAGGTCAATTTAATGTTGGTGCTCAAAATAAAGCAGCTATGTTTGGAGCACAAGCCCAGAATCAAGCCGCAAGGTTTGGTGCTCAGGCTCAAAACCAGGCTGCAAGGTTTGGTGCTCAATCTGCTAATCAATTTTCACTAGCTCAGTTTGGCGCGGCAAATCAAATGAATCAATTCAATGCTGGTCAGCAAAATCAATTTGCAAGAACACAGTTTGGTGCAGAAAATCAATTTGCATTAGCTAATCAACAAGCGCAAAATCAAGCTGCTAGGTTTGGAGCAAACGCTTCTAATCAAGGCGAAATGGCTAATGCTAAATATCAGTTCCAAACAGATGTTATGGAAAGACAGGGTGAAGCTGCTGTACAACAATTTGATTTTGATAGATTACAAGATCAAACAAGTAGAGCAATGGCAAGAAGTAATGCTGCTGATGAAGCAAGAGCACAAGCTAAGGCAAATCTTATTGGTGGAATTGCTGGTATAGCAAACGCAGGTGTAGCTGCACTTTCGGCAGGTGTAATTGGAGGTGGAACTAAAATTGGTAAAGCAATGCAAAAATTTAACGAAAACTAATGGCAAATTACAATTACGACTTTTGGTCAAAAGAATTTGAATATAAGCCTGGTGGCGCTAAAAGCCAACGGATGATTGGACAAGCCATAGACGATTCTATAGCAGAGCGCCGATTAATGGCTGACAGAGCTGAAAACAAAAGAGATAGGCAACTTAAAAGAAATATTTTAAATTATAACTATGCGCAAAAAATGGCGCAAGATATGGATGATTTAAATATTATGCCTACAGCTGGTGTTCAGGGAATGGATGAAATTATGACTGCTGCTGGAAGGTCTATTGCTGATCAAGCTGCTTATTTAAATAAAGAGCTTAAAAGAACGGGGGATATGACATCATATTCTGCAGCTATGGCTAAGTTAAAAGGAGAGGTCGGGAGTATTAAAAACATGGATCAGGAAGCTAAGGCTTTTTTAGGCGGTGTAAATACAGCTATAGAAAACGGTACATTTTCAGATTATAATTCGCCTGAATTACTAGGTATGGCTGAAGATATGCGAAGAGGATCACCTAAAGGTAGATTTGAAAATATTAATGGAGTTACTACTTGGGTATCTGAAACTGTCGACGGTAAACCATATCAGGTTGCCGCAAGTCAATTTAGCGAGTTATCTAAAAAACTTCAAGTTAAAGACGATGTAGATACTATACTAAAGTCATCTGTAAACTTAAATGCGGGACCGTCGGGCAATATATTAGATTTTAATACTAGTCCTTCAGGTATTGGCGGTCAAGGTTTAAGTGCTGCAGATATAGCTAGTGACTCTTTAACTGATCTTATAAATACTGCTGGGCCCGGTAATAAGGAAAGAAAGAGTGCAGCTTTACTAGTTGACCATTTTGGTATACCATCAAGAAGAGCTAAAGAACTTTTTACCGCAGTTATTGACGAAGATCAATTAACGCCTCAAGAAAAAGCAGATGGTATTGTTACCGAAGGTGATAGATTATTACAACAAAAGTGGTTGCAAAAAGCAGAATCTATGTACGGTATTAACCAAAAAGCTGTTAGCACTGAGCGTAGAGCAAGACAAGATCAATACGAACAATATAAAGAAAAAATTGATAATAGAAGGGATGTTAAAAATACAATAGATAACATGCCTGCTGCAACTATTAATAATAATAATGAAAATGATCCTCTTTCAAAAAACTATATGTTTAAGCAAGAGCTTGCTACTAAACCAGGTAAGTTTATTAGCGATGTAAAAACAAGTCTTATAGAAAAAGGTTTTAGTAATCCTAAACCTATTTATACAGAACCTTCTATAGGTGCTGATGGTGAAATAATACCAGGTAGGTTTTTAGGTTACGAAATTGTTAATGAAAAATTACCTGCTAATAGAAGAACTCCTGTGCAGGTTTATATAGATGATTTTAATGATTTAGATAATGTGTACAAAAAAATGTATGCAGCAACAGGAATGGAATCATTTAGCAGAAAACCTATGCCCGCAGGAACTAAAACAGGTACTAATGACCCTATAACAGAAATGCAGGGAATAGGACAAGCTCAAATAAATAACGACTTTGCAAATTAATAATATGAATAAAATTTATATTGTAGACGGAGTACAATACAATGTAGCTCCTAATAGAGAGGAAGAGTTTCTTAAAAAATTTCCTAATGCTACTTTACAAGAACAAGAAGTTCAAGTGGAAAAGCAAGCACCTGTTGCGGAGACAACTGCACCTGCAGCAGGGCCAAGACCCGATATGGGATCGCAGTTGGAAAGTGGTTCTTCGGAATTACAAAGTGAAGAAGAGGATGAACCTAATGTATTACAATCATTAGCTGCTAGAACAGCAAGAGGTTTTCTTACAGCGGCAAAAGGGTTGTCAAGTGCTAAAGATGCTATGATAGTTAGCGCAGCTAATGTGTTTGATCCTGATATGACCTCAAAAGAAAGACAGGCTTTGTATGATACTGTAGAAAGAGGTGTTCCAGGTTTAGCTTTACCTAGTACAGATAATTTTGAAGAGGGTATTGATTGGCTTACTCAATACGTAAGAGATGATGAATTAGAAAATAAAAGTGTTACTGAGGCAATTAAAAATGGTAATATTGGAGAAGCTGCTGAATTAACCGTGGGGGGAGCTTTAGAATCAGTTCCTTCTGTATTAGCAGCATTAACAGGCTATGGGGGTATTGCTTTATTTGGTGCTAGTGTGGCAGGAAATAAATTTGATGAAGAATTAGAAAAAAACCCAAAAGCAACTACGGCTAATTTAGCTGCTAATGCTGTCGTAAGTGGAGCAACAGAAGCTGGTTTTGAACTTGTTACAAGAGGTATTCTTAAAAAAGCAGGTTTTATAAACGGTCAAATGGGCGCTAAAGCAGCTAAAGAGTTTTTAAATCAAAGTGCTGGAAATATTGCTAAAAAAGTTGGATTAGGTTATTTAGGTGAAGCTGGATCAGAGGCTGCAACAGAATTAACACAAACAATAAACGATGCTTATGGTTTATTGGGTACCGGTATAGGTGAAATTGAAGGAAGAGCCGATGATAATTTAGTTAAAACAGTAAGCAACAATATGAATAATATTATTGATGCTGGAATTATTGGTGGATTTATGGGTGGTACTATAAGTACTGTAGGACAGTTAGGTAATAATACTGCTGTAAGAAATAGAGCTGAAGAAATACTTGCTCCTCAAGCACAAAAAAGAAAAGTAGAAATACTTACAGAAGACATATCAAAAAATGCAAAAGCTCTTGAAGAAACAGAAGATGAATACCAAAAAGATATACTGTTTAATAAAATACAAGAGCAAACCAATGAATTAGTTAAAACTAAAAAACAAGTTTCTTTAGGCTTATCTGCTCTTGATAAGAATAATTTATCTGAATACGCAAAAAATGCAGCTGAAATTGAAACTGCAGAAAAAACATTAGAAACACAAACTACTCCTGAAGCTGAAACTTCAACAAGAGAAAGAATAGCTGAACTTAATGTATTGAATGAAAATATATTAGAAACAGCTATAAAAGATAAATTTGAAAAAACAACTGAAACAGCTAAAAAACAAGCTGAAGAATTAGGTATTGATTTTAAAAGATTCAAAACTACGAAAGAAGTTGAAGACTATATACTTTCTAAAGATAAAAGAAAAACTAAAAAATCTAAAGTATTAGCAGAATCAAATGATGGATTTATTATTCAAAACTTTGATGGTACTCAAGAAATAATAATAAATGATGAAGTTGCAATGGACACTGATAATCAGGCTGTAAATGTTGCTTCACATGAATTACTTCATGGTGTATTGTATAACACTTTAAAGGGAAGTACCGAAACAGCGGAAAATCTAGGTATTGCTTTAGGAAAAGAAATATCTAAAATTAACATTGAAGAAGTAGCTGATTCTAATTTTAAAAAAAGATTACAGTTATATGCTGATGAATCAACAGCTGTTCAGGGGGAAGAAGTGCTTGCTTTATTTTCAGACGCTGTTGCTACAGGTGATATAAAATATAATGAAAATATTTTTACTAAACTTGGTGATGGTGTTAGAAGAATACTTGAGGGTGTAGGTCTTAAAAAGAAATTTAACACTGGTAGAGATGTATATAATTTTATAAAAGATTATAATAAAGATATATCTAAAGGTGGTTTAAGGCAATCTATAATACAAGGAGCTAAAGAAGGATTTGAGGGTAAATTAGTTAAAGATGCAGAAAAACAAGCTGAGTCTGTAATAAAAGAATCTCGTTCAAATTTAAAAGGTTTATTAGAAAAGTATGGTGATAAAAGAACTTTAATTCAACAAAGTTTGCTTAAAACGCCGCAAGGTCAAGAAACTTTTGAATTTACAAAATCAGAATTTGGACAAGAAGTTGCACCTATAGTTGAATCTATAACAAAAAGATTATATGATCCAATTCCAGCAGAAGCTAAACAAAGCGTTAGCAGAGCTGACTACAAAAATGCAATGATCTCTGACTTAGCAACCATAGTAGATCAAGAATATGATCCGGCTAAACAAGATTTAGACAAGTTTGTGGGCATTAGAGCTTTTCAAAGATCCAATAGATTAGCTAAAAATTTAGGTATTGAATCAATAGCTGAAAAGGGTGGTGCTGGTATAACAACAGACGTTACAGAAGCAAAAGCTGTGACTACTGAAGAAAAATCTCCAGATGAAGTTTCAACTAAAAAATCTATAATTGAAGCTTTAAATATACCAGAAGCATCTAATATTGTTAAAAAGAAAGATAAATTAGCAGAGCTTGCTTCTATAAAGGCAGATAAAGCGTTAGAGGGTAAAGAAGTATCAGATCTTAAAAAACTTTCTGCTAGGAATAAAGCTTTTAATGATATATTTTCAAAGCAGTTATTTGATGACGTAAAAAATTTATTAGGTAAAAACACTAAAAACTCTAATGATTTTTCTAAATATTTAGATAAAAACTATGAGAGTTTATTAGATGCTGCTTTAAATAACATAGATTTTCAAAAAGGAGGTGGTGTATCTGCAGACTGGAATACAAATCCACCAACAAAGCAAGAGTTTATAGATTATTATGAAGCTACTAATGAAAAAGCGTCAACAAGAGCTGATCGTAAAAAATCTTTAAACAATGCTATAGCTAGACAAATAGCAAACGAAGCTAGAATTGATTTTGCTAAAAAAGATCCTGCTACAGCTGAGGCTTTTAAAAGAAAACACGGGGTTATTTTAGCTAGTAAAAGCAAATTTGACAAACCAAATTCTAGTTTAGATAGAGAGTTTAGGTTAGAAACAGGTGATGTTAATAAACTTTTAAATAAATATTTAAAAAAAGGTGTATATGATTTAAGAAAAAAAGAAAATATAGATCAATATATATCTGATTTAGAAAAATATGTATTTCCTATATTTCCTAAAAAGTTTTTATTTACAGGGGAAGGAACTGGTATGTTTACTCATAGTAAAAGAGTTATAGGGGGCACAACCAGGTCTTTTAGTGAACAGGAAAGAAATGAAGTGTATGATTATTATAGAACTAAATTAACTAAATCATATAATAATTTTAAAAAATGGGGGAAAGATATCCCTGGTGTTACTGATTATACAAGAAGATTGTACGAAAATGGTAAAGCTGTAGGTAAAACCGAAGCTAAACAAAAGCAAAACTTTGAAAACGGTACAACTGCTAAATTCAATGAGCAAAATAGATTAGTTTTTGATGAAATGTGGAAAAGAATTCACGATGCTATTAAAAAAGATAGAAATTCAGCTATCGTATTTGGTAATTATTTTAAATTAGTAGCTAATGTAAAGAATCATCCCCATAGATTAGGTGCTGAGGTTATAGGCAGATCATTAAATGTAAAAGGTGATGGTAAAAGATTGTTTGAATTTGAACACGCAATGCCAGCTACAGGTGCTTATTTATATTTATTAGACAGTATACTTTCTAATAGAAATTTTTATCAAGATTTTAAAGCTGTTAAAAACAACTATAAAGTAATAGCTTTAGACAAAGCTTTAAATTATAAATTAGGTGATGCTGGTTTAGGTACTGGAATGCCAGAAGGTTGGAAAGTTTTTTCAAATAGCTGGACAGAAAGGTATTTTAATGCTAAAGTAGCTTTATTTGATGGAGGATTAAACCCTGAAAATTTAGTTGATTTAAATAATAGCACGTTTAGTGAAATATACGGTATTGATGCTGCAGGACAACCAATTGCTACAGAAAGAATTTTAGCAAGTAAAAATCTTAATCAAGACTTTAATAATATACTTGAAAGAGTTAAAGGTGTTGCTGCGGATGCTACATATTCTGAAGCTAGAGCTATAAAACTTGGAAAGAAAAATAATCCTTTTAAGTTTTTTGTTCCTTATTCAGCTGAAGATTATATGGGATTAGTATACCCTACGCTTGGTAAAGGTAAAGAGGGTGATGCAAATCTTAAATGGTATAAAGAAAATATTACTGATGTTTATGCAAGAGGTATTCGTGATTTTGAGATAGCTAAGCAACAGTCTATGACACAATGGACTGAGCTTAAAAAACAAATTAAAAATTCTCCTGCTAAATTAAATAAAGAAGCTGTAAGAGATTTTACTAATGAAGAAGCTATAAGATTATATTTATGGGATCAGCAAGGCATGCTACCTGAAAATGTTGCTAAAAAAGATATTGAAGCAGTAAATAAATATATTGATAGCAAACCTGAATTAAAAAGTTTTGCAGAACAGATACAGGGTTTAACTTTAGATGGTTATCCAGCACCTACAGGGGATTGGTTAGCAGGCACAATAACTACTGATTTAGTTAATTATACTAATACAGCTAGTAGAGAGCAGTATTTAAAGCAATGGCAAGATAATGTAGATACTGTGTATAGCAAAGACAATATGAATAAACTTAAGGCTATTTATGGTGAAGACTACACTGAAGCTTTAAGTGACATGCTTTATAGAATGAAAACGGGTCGTAATAGACCAACCGGTGCTAATAAATTGACTAATCAGTTTATGAACTGGGTTAATGATTCTGTAGGTACTATAATGTTCTTTAATACAAGATCTGCATTGTTACAAACAATATCAGCGGTTAACTATTTAAATTTTACGGATAATAATCCATTAAGAGTTGCTGCTGCGTTTGCAAATCAAAAACAATACTGGTCTGACTTTTCAGAAATATTTAATTCTGATTTTTTAAAGCAAAGAAGAGGCGGATTAAAAACTGATGTTAATGCAGATGAAATAGCTAGAGCTGCTTCAACTTCTGATAATAAAGTTAGAGCTGCATTGTCTGCTATTTTAAAGAAAGGATTTTTACCAACTCAACTTGCAGATAGTTTTGCAATTTCTATAGGAGGTGCTGCTTTTTATAGAAATAGGATTAAGTCATTAATGAAAGATGGACTTACTAAAGAACAAGCAAAAGAGCAAGCTTTTTTAGATTTTAAAGAAACTACTGAGGAGTCTCAACAATCGTCAAGACCAGATAGAGTTTCAATGCAGCAAGCGAGCCCATTAGGACGCGTTGTATTAGCTTTTGCTAACACACCTATGCAATATACTAGGTTAACCAAAAAAGCTGCCTTAGATCTTATTAATGGTCGAGGTGATTGGAAGACTAATCTTTCTAAACTTGCTTATTATGGAGCTGTTCAAAATATTATATTTACAGCTTTACAGTCTGCAATGTTTGCAATGTTATTTTCTGACGAAGAAGACAACAACGAAAAAGAAAAGATCGGTAGAATTGGCAACGGTATTGCTGATACTTTATTAAGAGGTTCTGGTGTATATGGGGCGGGTGTAGCAATGATTAAAAATATTGTTATGGAAGCTATTAAACAATACAATAGCGGAAGACCTGATTATACTAAAGCAGCAGCTAAAATAACAAGTATATCACCTCCTATAGATTCTAAAATAAGGAAGTTACAATCTGTGGGTAGAACATTTACTTATAAGCAAGAGATTGAAAAAATGAAAACTAGAGGTTTTGATATTGACAATCCGGCTTATATGGCTGCGGGTCAAACTGTTTCTGCTTTAGCTAATATACCTTTAGATAGAGCTGTACGTAAAATGAATAACTTAAAAGTTGCAGTAGATCAAGACACTGAAACATGGCAATCTATAGGTTTAGCATTGGGTTACAGTGAATGGGATTTAGGAATGATACAAGCTCAACAAAAAAAAGATAAAGAGCAAAAGAAAGCTGATAAAGTTAAAAAAGCTTTTATGAAAAAATATGGTCCTAAAATTAGTCCTAAGCTTAGAAGAATGCAAGCTTACCAAAAAATGGATAAAAAAGAGCGAAAAGAATACGCTAAAAAAAGAATTCAAAAAGGTTTGCCTTTATTTAAAAAAGAATTACCCAATGGTGTATTAGGTAGAGCTAATAAAGATGGTACTATTGAAATTGCTAATGGATTACCGGATAAAAAGAAAAAAGAAGTTATAGCTCATGAAAAAAAGCATATAGCTGATATGAAATCTGGTAAGTTGAACTATGATAAGAAATTTATTTATTGGGATGGTAATAAATATGCAAGAACTCCTAATAAAAAAATAAATTATAAAGGAAAATTATATATTGAAGGCTCTTCAGCTTTGCCTTGGGAAAAAGCTGCAAATAAAGCTGAAAAACAAATTAATTAATTATGCCAACAGAAAAAGAAAGAATAGCTTTAGCAAAAGCAAAACGAGCTAAAGATAAAGCTGAAGTTAAAAAAATACAAGCTAAAATACTAGCTAAGCAATTAGCTCAAAAGAAAGCTTCTAAAGCTAAAGGTAAAGAAAAATTAAGTAATATAAAAAATTCTATTCAAAATACGTCGGCAAAACAATCTAGAGACAAAGCTGATAGAGAAATAGCATATAATAAAAGTGTTGCTAAGGTAAAAGATATTAATAAAAAAGCAGGTAGAACTTTAAAAAATGATCCAGAAACTAACGCTCAAACCTTACGCAGTCAAAACACTAGGTTAGGTATACCTAATGACTTTAGCCCTAAAAATAAAGATACTGCAAACCGTGGTGCGAATCTGGAAACAGACAAGCCTAAAACAACTGAAAAATCAACTGTTACTCCAGCAAGAATTAAAAAGATTAATAAAGAAAAACAAAGCGTTACTAATATGCAAAATAAAATAAATGCTACCGATCAAGCTAATTTTGAAGCTGCAAGAAAAAAATTGCGCGGGAGTAGTTCCTCTATGGATGAAATGAGTAAAGCTGTTGCAGAAGCTAATATTGATTTAACAGGTAAATCAAAAGATATAGATCCTGAAACTAATGTTAGTAACACTAAAAAAGAAAGAAGACAACTATTAAGAGCCAGAAGAAGAGCTGGCCGTAAAAGTAGCGATGGCACTTATACGTCTGATCAATTAAAAGCAGAAAGAGATAAAATAGTAAAAAGAGGAGCTGCTAGAAAACAGTATCTTAGAAATTTTGCTAGTCAATTAGCTAGAGGTGAACAGGCCGCACCAATAAGAGGATTTGGTGAAGGTGATGGAAACCCTGCGAATGACGCAACCTTAGCAGGCGCGAGTAAGGAGGTTGCTGCAAAAAATGCTGAAACAGATTCTTTTGCTAAAAATATACTTGGTAATTTTGCTTCTATTGGCAATGATAATTCAGATTTACTTTCTAATAATATTCAATCTTTAGGAAGTTTTGAAAGTGAAGATTCTAGCCCTTCTACTTTTATGAAATTAGAGTATCGCAAAAAGCGAGGAGGATATTAAATAAATAAAAGGGGTAACCAATTACGGCTACCCCTTTATTTTTTTTACCCATCACAAGATGTACAATTTGGATCCATAGCTTTAGCAGCTATATCACCTCTTAAAACTGATTCAGTTCTCATGTAGTAAAGTGTTTTTATACCTCTTTTCCACGCTTCAAAATGAACCTGATTAATCCATCTAGGTTCTGCTTCTGAAGGGAAAGCTAAATTGAGTGATACTGATTGATCTATGTAGTCTTGCCTTATACCAGCTTGCCCAATTAATTCTAATTGATTTATTTCTTTAAATGTTTTATAAACATTCTTGACGGACTCACCTTCTTCTTGAGTTAATCGTCCGAGGTGGTCGTAAAACCATTCATCGAGTTCTTTAATTCCTTGAATGGATCCACCATCTTCCAAAATTTTATCCCAAGTTTCCTTAGTATCAATACCAATTTTTTTAAGTACTTTTTTAAGTTCATTATTTTTTCTTATAAATGTTCCTTTAGCTGATTGCTCTGTAAAAACATTAGCTGCCCAAGGTTCTATACCTGGTGATATATTACCACTTAACTTACTATTTGAAACTGTAGGTGCTACAGATCTTAAATGTGTATTTCTAAAACCTGTACCTACACACCATAATGGTTCTCCATATATTTCAGCAAGCTTACGTGACGCTCTTTCTGTTTCTATTTTAATCTTACTAAATATTTCTCTAGTTTTAAACTGAGCTAAAAGCCCTTCAAAAGCTATTCCTTTCTTTTGTAACAACGTATGCCAACCTAAAACACCTAAACCTATAGCTCGGCCTTTTTCAGCGCTACGTATAGCATTTTCAAAGCCTTTCATATTCTTAGCCTTCTGTATAAACTCTTCCATTACACCATCTAAAAACCATGTAGCATCATAAATAAGATTAGTATCTTTCCACTCATCATATTTAGCTAAATTTAAAGAAGACAAACAACATACAAAGCTATGGCTCTCATCTGTATGTAATGTAATTTCACTACAAATGTTAGTCATGTGTACTTTTAAGCTATTGCTTTTGTAAGCAGCTGGATTAGCTTTGTTTGTATTACCTTTAAAGAGGATATACGGTTCGCCAGTAGCTTTACGTTTTTGGAGGAGTTTACTCCATCTTGTCCTTGCTTCTTGATCTCCGCTTTCGAGCTTTCGCATAAACTTATCACCAACGACAGCACACTGATGTAAGTTAAGAGATTGTCTGTTGACGTCGCCTTTAGGTTCTCTGATTTCCAACCAGTCATCAAAATCAGCGTGTTCGATATTGAGATTAACGGATGCAGCTCCTCTACGTACTGATCCTTGATTGGTCGCGAGTATAGTTGAGTCATAGATCTTGCAAAAAGGGACAACTCCATCTGATGTTCCATTACCTGTAATTTTAGCTCCGGCAGGACGTATCATATTGATGCCTATACCTACTCCGCCGCCGTGTTTAGCAAGTAGCATCATTTCTAAATTCTTATTACCTATATCATTTATGCTATCAGCAACATCAATACCAAAACAAGAGATTGGTAAACCTCTATCTGTACCCGTATTAGATAACACAGGGGATGCCAAACATAACCAACCTTTCCATATGTATTCAAAAAACTGTTCTGCTAGTTCTGGCTTATATAACCTTCTAGCAACAGCATTTGAAACTCTTAAGTAAGCATCTTTAGGCGATTCGCCCATTAATAAATATCCACCAACAATAGTTTTTCTATATACGTCAGTGTCACCCCAATTAGGATAGTCTATACCCTTTTTCCACTCATTGTTCCACATTATTATTTTCTTTAACTTGTTTTAAAGCATCTTGTAAATGCATTTTTTCCCAGTGCATTCTGTACTCATAACCACCCGGGAAAGTGGCATCACATTGACTACATTTTATAATATCTTTAGCCACTGTATAAGTATATAGTATATCCAATCATAACATTTAAATTAACAGCAACTAAATTCCATTGTTTAGCTAACCAGACTTGAGGCAATGATATAAAACCACCTATTATATAAACTATAGGTCCTATGTTGCCTGAGCTTAATATGTAAGGACCTATCATTATAAAAGCAGTTCCCATATATCCTAGCCTATGAGCTAATCTTTCTTTAGCGCTTATTCTCCTGTCTTTAACTAGTAATTTTAAAAAACTATGTTTCATATCCAATTTAGTATTATGTTTAATGCTATTAATATATTAGTTATAACAGCTTGAAGTATTAAAAGTGTTCTTACAAAAGCTACACCATCAGCATTTTCTTTAGATTTTTCTCCTAAAGCTTTTGCCCAAATCCTCCATACTTTCCTCATTACCAAATATCTTCAAAATCTTCTCCCTCATTTGCTTTGGAATAATCGGTGGGACGTACAGCAAAAAAGTCAGTATGAGTGTGACCCCCAGTGAGATGGTAAAACCAATCGAGTCTGCTTGCTCCGGTACCATCATATTTAAAGTATTTCCCGAGGTGTTTGTAACCGAGCTCAACGAGCTTTTCATTAAGTCTTTTTCTAATGAACTGTTTAAGATCGTTGGCTTTAAGGTTTTCAATATCCCCTTGTTCGAACATTTTATCAATGTACCGCTCTTCTGCTTTAAGCATTGCTTCTGCTGCATCTATAACATCTTTTTTACAATCTTCTAATAACTTATTATCTTCTTGGCACATATGTCTAAACAACTGACAACCCATTTTACTGTGCAATGATTCGTCACGAACAGACCATTTCATTTGTTGACCAATACCTTTTAAAAGGTTTCTTAATTGGAAGCTATATAACACAGCAAAAGCAGAATATAAACTAACTCCTTCAGCAAAAGCGCTAAAAATAGCCAACGATTTTGCAATACCAATTTTACTAGTTCCTTCATAGCTAACTAAATTATTAAAACGTTCCATTGTAGCTTCATCTTGTAAAAAAGCTTCAAAATCTTCTAAGCCTAATGTTTCATTAAGATAACTATAAGCAACAGCATGTATAGTTTCTTGACTACCAAACATCATGGCCATTTGTTTTATTTCATGCTTAGGAAACCACGATACAACTTTTTGCGTCCAATAATCAGATACCGCACACTCTGTTTGCGCAAATCCCAAAAGTATATTTCCAACCAGGTTCTTCTCTGCTTTGGTAAGCTTTTCGTTCCAATCCTTGATATCACCTGACATCGGTATCTCGGTATGAAGCCAGAACGCTTGAGCTTGTTTAAGCCATCCCTCAGTATAGTATTCTGGATAATCAAACGGTTTGTATGCAACTCTTTCATTAAATAATCCCATTTTAAACTTCTAGTTTTTTGTTTTCTTGTTCTTTTTTTCTTTCTTCAAACACTTTAGTTAATTCTTTTAATCCTTTTTTATAACCAGGCATTAATTTAATAAGTTCAGTTGTACCAACCGATATATCTTTTAACGTGTTTAATTCTTGAATAATCCTATTTAAAGCATTACCCATTGTGTCTATTTTATTAGACATTTCTATTAACTTATTTTCTTTCATTTAAATAGTTTTTACCTAATATTAAAGGGCTAGCGTCTTTGTTATGATTAATTTCATAGTGACTGTCAAATTCTTTAATAAGTATAGGTTTGTTTTTAAATCTTTTAGGGTATTTTTGCAATACATATTCTTTTAATTTATTCATAATAAAAAGTTATACACAGTTCAACAAAAGGTAAATAAAAAACATGTTCTACAAATGTTTCCTCTGGATAGCTTCTCATACCTACAAGAACTCCAGGATATAATCCAACACTAGCTTCCCAACCTGTCATTTATTTTTCATTTAAATAGTACATAAGCATTTTCATATGAAAATTTATTCTTTCTTTATAATGTTCAGCTAATGTAAAATCCATACTGTCTTCCGATTTTTTCAATGTCTCTATATCTAATTTCACTTTTATTTTTTTTAATATATTCTTTTATACTTTTCTCAAGAACTCTTCTTGAATACATTAACCTTGCTATCTTCTTCTGTTCTCTTTGATCAGAATCATTGTCGCTTCCACTTCCTTTTGGTTTTGCGGCTTGTAAAGCGTCTTTCCAATTTTGTTTTTCGTAAGCCATAATTTAAATAATTTCCATCTTATAGGGAAAGACTCATTAGCCCTTCCCTTACATTCAATTATATAGTCTTTTCCAACAAAGTCAGGTGTATACTTAATTCCCAGTATTTTCTTTTGCCCTCGGTTAGTATATTCACCTTTCCCGTTTGCTTGTTTTTCAAAAGATTCATTGTTAAAATTAAATCCTTCGATAAGCTGGAAAACTTCATTTTCATATCCTTCAAATAATTTGTTTTTTTTAAGAGCCATATATGTATATCGTTCTAAACCTGACGCAAAATTAATTCCGTCGTAAGATATTTTTTTAGCCTGCACGGGCCCCTTCTTTTTGCTACGACGTTTTACCATGTCTTATCAGATGTCCATTGGTAATCTGGATTAGAATGTTTACTAAAACTATCTTTTTCTTCGTAGTCTTTTAGTATTTTTTCTTCTAATGCATCACTTGTTTCCATTTTAAGTTTTTGAATATAATTAACAGCGTCCATTAATTCTTCTTGCAAATGATTTAACCATTTATGTAAACTAGGTTCATCATCATGCAATGTAACTCCATACTTTTTATATCCTACATCGCTTCGTTCCTTGAACTTATCGATAACATCTTTTATAATTTTATCACGCATCTTTTACAAATGTTCCATTAATCATTTTACCTTTACGTTTAGATATAACATCATAAGCAGAGCTTATACAGTTTTCTATATTTACGCCTCTCATATAAGCTAAGTTAGTTAATACAACAACCATATCACCTATAGCATCTATAACTTCAGGCTGATCATTTTTTAACAAAGCTTTAGCAAGCTCACCAGCTTCTTCTTGAAGCTTAACATACTGTGTAGTAGCATTACCCTTGTTATATAAACCTCTTTCTTTTGCCCACTCTCTAATTAATTGAAATTGATCTTGATGAGAATATAATTTTTCTTTATGTTTTTGAAAAGGACTAGCTTCATGCATTGCCTTATTGTACACATAGCAACGATTAGCATTAAACATAGAAGTTTTAGCATTATCTATAATCCACTCTATTTTATCTGTAGCGTTTATATCAATAGTACCATAAGGTGTTTCCCATTGCAAGTCACCTAAAAAACTACCATCAATTTCATCTTTAGATACAGCAAATGTAGTTGTTTGATCTGTTACGTTTACTTGTTTACTCATAGGTTTTTTAAATAATTTATCATATGGTTTTATATCAACTTTATAACCTAAATCTTTTTGTAATTGTCTTTCTGCATCAGCAGCTTCCTTAATATCATTTGTTTCAAATAATATTTCATATTCACCAGGTTTAAAACCCTGTTCTTCTACAACTCGTTTTTGTAAATTAGTTGTGCAGCCTATCTTCTTACCTAGTATGTGATAAACTTTATATTTACCTGTGCTTATTGATTGTACTCCCATCTTACAATATAATATTTATTATTTTGACCTCTTACTAATGCATCTTTTTTAAATTCTCCTGGTCGTACAATATAATCACTTTTCCAGTTAGATTCAATTACAGCATCAAAATCAGATTCAGATTTAAATGAATCAATAATTTTTCCTCTTATAGTATTTACATTATAATCATTTTTTAAACTAGGATAATATAATGATGTTGCTATTACTGTTCCTTGTTGTATTGGCTCAATATATAAATCATCTTCTATAGGCACTATTTCAATACCTGAATAATATATATTATCAAATTGTGCAAATGTAAATATTGGTAATAATAATAATAATAATTTTTTCATAATTTTAGTTTTAAGTTCCTACTGATAATTCTGCTTTTATTGGTTTGTGTGATTCGTAATTTCTAATAATAAAATCATCAAACTCTGGTGTTACCAACCTATTACTAGTTGGATCTGGCAATTCTCTAGTGCCAAAAAATATACCCATATGTAATGAAACATTTGATAGGTTTTTAGGTTTACGAGATAATTGTTCTTTTACTTGTTCAAAATGATTATTATATATATGACAATCACCTAAACTTATTGTTAAGTGTCGTGGTTTAAGTAAAGATCCTTTAGCTATCATTTCAAGTAAAAAACCATACATAGCTATATCATATGGTAATCCTAAAAACAAATCTGCAGATCTTTGTGACAATAAAAGATCTAGGTGTGTGCCGTCACTATATAACTGAAAACCGTGATGGCAAGGAGGCAATACCATATCATCAAGATCAGCCGGGTTCCAAGAAGATAACATAAGTCTACGAGATGTAGGGTTTGTTTTGAGTTCTCGTACAACGGCTGCAAGCTGATCAACACCACCGAAATTACGCCACTGAGCACCATATACAGGTCCAAGTGTACCATCTTTTCTTCCAGATCTTTTGTAGTCGGGATCCCAATACTTAACGCCGTGATTATGCAAATAAGCAATATCAGTCCTACCGTTGATGATCCATAATATCTCCGCCAATGCATTTTTCCAATATATTTTTTTAGTTGTTAATAATGGAAATCCAAGACTCATATCGTGTCTTATCATTCTTCCAAATACAGATCTTGTACCTGTACCTGTTCTATCAGATTTATTATTACCACCGTATAATACTCCTGATAGTAATCCTAAATATTCTTCTTCAATGTTTATCATAATAATATTTACACATATTAAACATTTCTTCCCATATTTGATATTGATCATAAATAAATTTACTTTTGTAAACTTTTTTATAGTTATCAGGTGTAGAAATTCCTATATACCATTTACCTGGTGTTGCATTAATTCCAATAGGACTTATTATTATGTTTTTATTAACACAATAATTATAATATTTTTGTTGTTCCTTAGTTGGATTACATTCGGGTAATCTATATTTAGCTTGTTCTTTTTGTCTTTTACTTAAGGCTCCCATGGCATAGCATCTATTTTTACTTGTTCATGAGGTATATAATCACCGCTAATATGATCCCATTTAAAGTGCGCCTCAGCTTGATTTTCGCCAAGATTTTGGAATTTAACTTTAAGAACTTTAACTTTAACTGTTTTATCGTTATAATTCCTATGAACAAGAAGCCCATGGTAACTAGCATCATACCACTCACCACCTCCTTTAATCGAGTACATTGTCGGTTCATCCATTGTTCCATCATCTTTCTTATACATTTTAGTTGGGTGAGCTACAACAATAACAAGTACATCATGCTTTTTTGCAAAAGCCTCTATTCGTGTTAAGTATTCCATCGTTGCATCAGGTATACTCATTGTGCTAGCTCCATTCATTTTTACTTTATTATATGGATCTATAACTAAACACTTTATACCTTTACGTTTAACAAGCTCAGCACCTTTAGTTAATACAGAATCAAGATCATATCTTTCGTTTTCTATAAAGTAAAAGTTATTATCTACTAGTTCTGTAACTTGATTCCATTTATCTGTGCCTATATCTTCTTTCTTAGGCATCCAACCTCCTATCTTACGTATTAGCTTATGCGTATGTAAGAATGTAGGTTTATTCTCTGGTGAAGCAAATGCGGTCTTCCAACCGTATTTCATTTGGTATCCCACCACCATTCGATCAACAAAATCAGACTTCCCACTGCTAGGAACGCCTGTAACGGTGATGAATTGACCGGTGTAAGTAGAGAATATGCTATCAAAGTTATTAAGGCCGACTTGATACCCAGGTTTAAAGCCTTCGTGAATAAATTCTTGTAGTTCATCATTTACATCTTTTAAGGTTACTACATTTTCAAGAGGAACAGGAGAAGCTTCATCAACAACACGCTTAAGCATAACGCTGTCATAAGCCATGAGATATTCATTAGCATCCTTGAGGCCTCCGAAGCTAAGTGTATAGCATACTTCTGCTCCAAAACGTCTAATGAGTTCTTGTTGTAAATTTTGACCGGCTTCATCTTGGTCAACTGCAATAATGATTTTTTTCTTATCTTCGAAATATTCAATGCAGTTATCAAGGTAATCAAGGTTAAGCCTATTAAGAGTAGCTCCGTTTGGTACAGAGACCACACTGTCGACCTTAGATTCCATAAAAGATAAAGCATCAATTTCGCCTTCCACAATAACCACATATTCGTGACCAATAGTATTATCAATATTATAAAATACTTTTTCTGCTCCTTTGACAAGTTTAAAATTTTTTCTACCATCTCTATATTTTACATTTATAAGTTCATTATTAATAAAATAATTGAATTGAATTGTATTCTCTTCTTTAGATGTTTGAGGCATCCATTCTGGACCCTCTGTAATTTTCATTTTAATTAAAGTTTTTTGTGATATACCTCTTGACTCAAACCATTTAACAGCCTTATCACTTAATGATAAATTGTTTTTCCATTCTGGTTTAGTATAAACTTTATTTAAATCACCTTTGCGTTGAAAAGTATGTAATTGAAATACTTCATCGCAATTCATACAAGTACCAAGACCACGATCCCAATCATACATAGCACATTTTGCTTTGCGATTTTCAGGTTTTCTATCAGCAGAGCAAAGAGGGCATACACCCTCTTTTTTCCCTACTTCAAGATCATATTGATTGAACTGGTCAATCTTAAAACCATTGATCTCTGTTGTATTCATATTAATCTTCTATTGAATTATTATCTTCTTCTGCATCAGCAATCCAATCGTCCCAATCTTTTGAGGAAGGTCTCAACCACATTAAAATGGTAGATCAGGCGTATTATCTTCTGCCATGCTTTGTAGTATATCTACATTAGACTTTTGTTGAGGTTCTCCTTCACGAGGAGCAGTATTTACATTTGATCCATTTGTCCATACAACTTTAACATTTCCTAAATAAGTTTTTTGTGCTTTAGCATCTCTTTCTTCTTTAGTTTGTTCTGTTTGTATATATCCAGAATCACCATACTGTCCAACTTCATCATTTAATACAATAGTAATTGGATAATACTTACCCTTTTTACCTTCGTATATTTTAGACTTATCAATTTTAGTTAAGTCTATATTTGCTGAAACTATACTTGCCATTAATATGTAGCTAATTGATTAAACATTCTTTTCATTTGATCTTTGGTAGCACCTGTTGTTCTGCGCAGATTATCTACCGCTTTTGTATGCGATTGATTTGTATAGAAATTATCAACTCTTGTGTTAAGTCCTGTTACGTCACATACTCTTTTTTTAACTCTTGCCATAATATTAAATTTAAATTAAAGTGTTTTGGAGATATAATATTGGCTGAAATCTCCGTCGCCATTTACAAAAAAATCATTATAAGCTTGAACTGCTTTAGCAACTTTATTTTGTCCAGATTGTAAAAATCTATCGCTGCAATCAAATAGTCCAGTTTGTAAAGTTTTTTTATCTATCACTATAAATACTAATTCATAACCAAACATTTTAGAATAAATATATGCTTGACTATCATAATTGTATTTATAGGCTGAAGCTGCAAATGAATTTATATTGTTTGTAGTTTTAAGATCAACAACTAATTGATTACTATGATTAACAATATCTGCTTTACCTTTCCATTGCATATCTTCTAATTTAGTTATGCCGGGTAACTCATATTCAACTGCACCTTCTTGTATTAAATCTCTGAACAAATCATTGTCTAATACTTTTTCTCGCATCAACTCGATATTATCAGCTTCGTGTTCAAGCAAGCATATATCCTCTCCTGCTATCTCCTTATAAGCTTTTGTATTACGTGTTGATGATTTTATTATTTTATATTTATTAAGCTTGTGAGGCTCTAATATGGTTGTGTGGAAATATCCTCCGATTAAAAAAGCGGGATTTGGTGGTGAAGGTTTTTTAAATTCTAAAGGATTATTTAGAAGAGCTGATATATCACTGTTACTTAAATATGTTTTACCAAACTCTCCATAATAATCTTCGTCATTACGTAACCTTTCAATTGCTTTTTTATTACTCATTAAGTTCTGTTAGTGCCTCAGGCGTTATATTATACTTTTCTTTTAGTGTTTTTAATAAACCTCCGTTAGCTAGAAACTTTTTAGCTTGATCTATATTATCCATATTAACTAATGGTTTTTTAGTTGCAAGTATTTTATTTTCAAGATTATTAACTTGTGCTTTAAGCGTTTGCCTAGACGTAGGCTTATCGTGCCTATTAGTTGCGTCTGAATCAGCTGTATCATCTATTAATAATAGATTACCTAAAGCATATTTTTTGCCATAAGACGATGCTGAACCAAACTTCTGAGGCATTTGCATACCTTTTTGGTTAAGATCAATACCAACTACAGCCGTACCCTCTATTTGATCGCCTGTTTCGGTGTCAACAATAGTAGCTGTACTATGTAGTATTGGAAAGTCCCCTAGTGTTAAATTTTCTCTTATTGTAAAGTAAACTCCATGTTCTTTATTATAAGGCTTCAATGCCTCTAATATATCTTCAGCAGATCTAAACATATAATTACCAAAATTATTTTTTCTAGATTTTTTAGCTTTAAAATTTGCTTGTATAGCACTAAGCTTTTCTCTTATATTCATTAGATTCAATTATTTTATAGTTAATATAAATTCCATTTTTATAGTATGTTACAATGCCATCTCCTGTGACTGCTGTAACTTTATCATTAATAAATCCTTTCATAATTAAGAAGTTAGATCATATATTATATTACCCTTTTTAAATAGTCTTCTTTTATTATAATTTTTTATTGCACCGAATGCTGTTTGTCCATCTACTGTAGTATTGTTGTGATAAGAATGTTCGTGCCATATTTTTTCATTTTGATTTATACCTTTACCAGTTAATTGTTGATTATTTATTGATACATATTTATTACCTGATATTGCATTAACAGTACTTAAATTATAATTAGGTTGTTTTTGTTTAGGTGCATTATCTTTATAAGAATTAGGTGGTTGATCACCAGGTCTTATATATTGTAGTTCATCTATTGTCGATAGACAATATTTATATTTAGATTTAAATTTATACATAATAATATAGTGCAATTTTATTTAAAAGGGACCTTAATCTTTATAAATTTTTAATTTATTTTCTGCCCAGTCATAAACTTTAGACGATGATTTAATTCCATTAGTTACTACAAAGTAAGCTAACTCATTCAATGCATCTTCGTTGCCTTTTAATTTAATTAATAATCTTTGTTTTTGTTTTTTTACGCTTTCTTGGTTCATACCAAAAAATTTAGCAATATCTTTTATTTTTTTAGGTTTAGAATAAATATCATCTAAACCAAAAAACATTTCCATCATTAAATGGTATTTAGGTATGTATTTTAAAAGCCATCCTTTTAAATAATCTCCTAGCTTTTCATATTCATAATCGTATATTTCATCTTCAATAACGGCAAGTACATCGTTATCAAACCATTGTGGAAATAAAACAGATATAAATCCAAAACCATTAGTATATCTTTTTTTATCTTCATTATTCCATATACCTTTTATGGGCCTAGCAGATCCATCTACATTTTTTTTAATTTCATCAGATAGTAAACCTTTAATACTTATATTAAGATATTTAGATATAGCTTTTTCTTTATCTAATTTTGAATTTAAAGAATCTATCAATTTCCAATCTACATTTCTCCATGATTTTAAAAGAGCAAAATAAGATTCTTGAATAAGATCATTAATATTCATAACACCAATAGCAGAATATTCTTTTGAAAAGCTATTAGCAATATTAGAAGCCATACGAAAATACATTAAGGGTATATTACAATCTTTATTTATATTTAAAAAAGACGATTTGCTTAATGCAAATATTTTTTTATTAAAGTTTTTCATGTTCTTAATAATTTTAATCGTCTACTATACTTTTTAATAAGTTTAGCCCTATGCTTTAGATCTTTAACTGATATTCTATTTCTAGCTTCTCCAGTTAATACTAAATCTATTATTTCAGATCTAAGCGAAAAAATTTGATCTAATAAATGCTCTCTATGTCTTTCAACTCTAGAACGCGTATCAATTTTTATGTTGCCTATTCTTATTTGCATTTTTATTAGGTTTTCTAATTTCTTTTATTTTTTGAGCTATACCAAAAACATTTGTTTGTGATAAGTGCTTATAAGTCTTATATGCTTTCATATTATTTTTTCAAAGTTAATATCCACATCTGGTGGAAATTGTTTTAAAATGTGTTTGCAAGCTTGTTCTTGCACGTGTATAGCAACTTGAGTGTTAATCATATATTTATATTGTTTACCTCTGTCGCTTATAATCATGTATTCTAATATACTCATAACTTATACATAATTCCAAAATGAATCAATCTTTTCTATATATGTTATACCCCCTTGATTAAAATATAAACTTTTATGTTTATCAAAGCTTGGTGGTATTTCACCTACAGCATAAGGTTTAAATTCAATTACTTTTCCAGTTGTTAAACTTCTTAGTTTTCTTGTTTTCATTTTTTCTTTTTAATTGTTAAACATTCTTTATTAAATACTGTTGAAATTTTAAATTCATATCCATCTTGCAATTCATATTGAATATTTTTAGCAGGTGGCGTATTTGATCTACCACCCATAAATTTATCTACAAGGTATTGTTCAATACTATTCATAATTACGAATAGTTTTAAATAGTGGATGACGATAAGAACCTGATGGTGTACGTTGAAAATAAGTAAATGTAGCAGTTTTGCCAATATACCATTCAGCTATATCATACATTTTTTCAAGCACAGGCATTTTGTTCATTACTGGCATTCCGAATTCGATACCGTTAGCGTCTCGTGCAAGAAATTTGCCGATTGTGCCAGTACGTTTGCCTTGGCCTTCCACCCAGCCGATGATCGTCGCTTCTGTGTCGTGGAATTCTTTGTATTTTTGTAAATTGTAACTGCGTTTTTGTTCATATGGTTTGTTATTACGTAATATTGCGCCTTCATAGCCTTGATTCATAAAGTTATCGTACATTATTTTAGCAGTAACATCACTTTGAACATGATATGTTTCAACTGTTTTGCAATATTGCAATGCAAATTCTTTATGAAGCTTTTTAATACATTCATTTCGGTATCGAAACGTAGAATCAATACCGTCAATTGGCATAAATATATCGTAATTGTGAAATTGTATTACTTTAGCTTCGTTACGCTCAGCATCAGAGGGTGATTGTTTACGCACAAGTGAGATAATCTTATTGAAGTTATCTTTGTAATTGTGATTGTATAGCTCACCGTCTAGCACAACGTGAGGATACTTAGCAAACAATGGCTTAAGCTCATCTGTTATATGCTGAGCGTTCATAAATTGTTTATGGTTGCGTGAAAACGCACCGTGTTCAGTAATGTAGCAACGCACGCCGTCAAGCTTTGGTTGAATAAAAGAATCTTTGTCAAATTCTTTTTTGCCCACAGGATGCGCAAGCATTACATTAAAGGCTGTCATATTCTTTTTTGATTTTTTCATATATTTCTTTTAATTCTTGTAGTAATTCATATTTTTCTTCATTTAATAATTTTTTAGCAGTATCTTCTAATTGAATCATTTGTTCTGCAAGTAATTCTTTTTGAGTATATTCTTCAGCAAATTTTACATTTCCAAAAGCATCAACATCTTTGCTAAAGAACTCTTTAGGACCCATAGGATCAAAAGATACTATTGTTTTGTCTGGGCCTAAATAATCTTTTAGTCGGCCAAATACTTTATCAGCTATCATATCTGATAATAGCTCCATTTGATCTTGGGTCATATTCTAATTCTTTAAACATTTCATTAATTTCTTCACTTATATTATCACTCAACAATGGGTTTTGTAACGTATTTTTCATATTTATTTTATAAAATTATTTGTTGTGCATAGCATTTCGATTTCACGCCATACTCTTAAATTTCTTATTGCTCCATAAACAAGATCAACAACTTGTTCATTATCAATATTAGCTAAACCAGTGTGTCTGTTTTTAAAATAATATTTAACTTCATATTCACCATGATGGTTTTTAGAATACACTTTATTATGTATTCTTTCATTTATATATTTTTTCATTTCTTTTTTATTCATCTTTATTTTTATCTTCATTATATTGTTCAATATAGTCATCTACTTCATATTCAGGTAGATAAGTGTCAATATCACCTATATGTACAATTGCTTCACCTGGTTCCATTTCAGCTGCTTCTTTGATTCTATCAATAATAGTTTCAAACGATGGTTCATAATAGTACACATCATTTTCCCAATCAAGATGCATTGCGTCATTAGTTACAATATGTAAATCATAACCATCGGCTGTGTTCCACTGACCAATTTCTAGAATAGGAGAACCTTTCCAGTCCTCAGTGATTTCGGCTACATTTAATAGCTCTGCTAATTTATTTATATTACTCATTTTTATTTATTTAAAGTTAGTTGCGCAGGGAGGATTCGAACCTCCGACCTCAAGGTTATGAGCCTTGCGAGCTGACCACTGCTCTACTGCGCTAAAAAGTTAGGTGTGCTCGTACGTTTTTGGGTCGAGTTACAATGCCACACTCGCATCCACACCTATTTATGTAGGACCTCACCAACGGTTTTATTTACCC